AATATTATGGGTGCGTCTAGATATGGTGAGTTTAAATTTTTATTACCAGAATTTTCTCAAATGATTTTTTCTCCTGGTCCATTAATTTTTAAATTAAGAAAAGGTTTAAAAAATTTTAAACAAGGAGATTATTTATTATTAACAGGGGATCCTGCAATTATAGGTGTAGCATGTTCTATAGTTTCTGATATTACAAACGGTAAATACAATGTATTGAAATGGGATAAACAAGAAAGACAATATTATCCTATTGAGATTAATCTATACGAGAAAGGAGAAATAGATGATTAACTTTGAAGAAGACCAACAGAACTCTATAAGAAAAACTGAAAACATTCAGTCTCTTGCAGACCAAGTTGAAAAATTAGAAGACCTTAACAAAAAACTAACTGTTCAAGAAGAGGTTATGAAAAAAACAAAAGAAGAAATGAACCGACTATCAGGTGAGGTTATACCTACCATGATGAGTGAAATGGGTTTATCAGAATTAAAGTTACAAGATGGATCACATCTTAAAGTAGCTACGTCGTACAAGGCTTCAATTACAGAAGCTAATAAAGAGTCGGCGTTCAATTGGCTTCGAGACAACGGGCTAGGTGATATTATTAAGAACGAGATCTTGGTATCATTTGGTCGTAACGAAGATAACAAGGCAGCAGATTATGCTAACCTTGCAAAGGGTCAAGGGTTCCAACCAACACAAAAGATGAAGGTAGAACCCATGACTCTCAAAGCGCTAGTCCGTGAGCGTATAGAGGCAGGAAAAGAAATGCCAACGGAAATTTTCAGTGTGTTTACTGAAAATAAAACAACTATAAAAAGGAACAAATAAACATGAACGATGTAACAACTAAAAAAGACGGAGCAGTAGCTATCAATATGTTTGAAGCTGATGCAGATCAAGGAACTCAAAACATATCGCAAGAAGATCTTGCTTTACCTTTCCTAAAAGTTTTGGGACAACTATCTCCAGAGATAAACAAAAGAGATGGTAAATATATCGATGGTGCAGAACCAGGAATGATTATCAATACAGTTACTAACGAAATCTTTGATGGATCAAAAGGTATACAAATTATACCTGCGTTTTATAAAAGACAGTATGTTGAATGGCAAGATAGAGGTACCAGTACAGGTGCACCTGTTGCAATTCACGATGCGGATAGTGACATTGTTAGTCAGACTACTAGAGATAAGTCTTACAAAGACAGGTTACCAAATGGTAATTATCTTGAAAACACTGCTAACCATTTCGTTATTCAAGTTAGCGATAACCCTACAAGCGCATTGATTTCAATGAAATCTACTCAATTAAAAGTTAGTAGAAAATGGAACTCGATGATGATGGGTATTAAAATGCAAGGTAAGAACGGTTTATTTACACCGCCAACTTATAGCCACATTTACAACTTAAAAACTGTTCAGATGTCTAATGACAAAGGAACATGGTTTGGTTGGGATATAAGTAAAGTTGGACCAGTATCAGAAAAAGGTTTGTATGATATTGCAAAAAACTTTGCAGAAAAAATTGGTAAAGGTGAAGTGGAAGCTAAACCTGAAAGCCAAGAACCAGCTAAAAAAACTATAAACTTATAACAGTTCCTGCGGGAAGTGGACGGTTAAGCGAGAGTGGACCCGTCCACTATTAATTATGGATGAAAGTGTGAATACATCGCCGGTTAGCTATGCGGATTGGATAGATCTAGGGAGGGTCATTATACCGTGCCTCAAGGGCACGCCCGAAGTTAAGAATTGGGCCAGCCCGGATTTTAAGATAACGAAAGAAGAATGGAAACAAAAATACTCACACTGCGAAATAGCTCTTAGATTAGACCAAGACACAGATTTTGATATTGACAATCCTATTGTCAGAAGATTTACAGATATATATTTAAAAAACAAAAGTTCTATTTTTGGTAGAGATAGTAATCCTACTAGTCATTATATATGGAATGAAAAATTAAAGTTTAAACAGTTTATTTTACCTAAAGAATTAGAAAAGTTTTGTAAAAAGTTTCCTCATGGTAATACACTTTGTGAAATAAGAAGTGATGCAAAACATTATACAATAGTTCCAGAGTCTCAACACAGTAAAGCAGATGAGATTGTAAGATGGGAAAGTTATAAAGGCTTTAATAAGTATCCAGGGGATCTTAAAATAGATTTAGGTAAGATTGCTTTGTCTACTGCTCTATGTATTTTGTATGCAGGGAAAGGTCAAAGAGATGCTTTCTGTACTGCAGTAGCTGGAGTTTTAATTACTAAAACACAATGGAGTGAGCAAGAAATAAACGAATTTATATATGAAGTTGCGATAGCAGCTAATGATGAGGAATCTAATAAAAGAGATAATAAAGGTACAACAGTTAAAAAGGCACAAAGAAAATTTGGTATGCCTAAATTAGCAGAGATAGTTGGTTGTGAAACAAGAACCATTGCAACTCTGTTTAGTTGGATAGGTATTAAAGAAGCAGCAAGTGAAGAGGCTCAAGAATCTATTGGGGAGATTGTAGAGTATGGAAGTGATAGATATTTTGTAACAGTTAATTCAGTAGTAGAGGGTAATAGTGTTGAAAAAAGAATAACTGTCGATGGACCTACACTTAGAAATAAAAAACTATTTTATGATGCAGTAATTAGTAAAGCTTCTGTTTGGATTCCAGAAATGAAACAGAATGAATTTGATCAAATTATGAGATTAAAATATGAATCAAGAAGTAAGTCTGATGAATATGTAGAGGAAGCTCAAGAGGACAATAGATTTATTAAGAACTTTAAAAACTATATTGCAGAAGAAAAAGCATACACTAATAAAAAAGAATTAGCTTATTTTGGAATGCCTTATTACAATATTAATAAAAGAATTTTAGAGTTTAACTTAGATAAATTTGAAGACTATTTACATAGACAAAAAATAAATTTAGCTAGAGTAGATTTAGTTATTAAATGCCAATCAATATTAAAAGCTAAAAAGAATCATGGTAAGTTTGGAGATAAATCTTGTGTTTCATGGAGAATCTTAAATCAAGATTTAGATAAGGAAGATTTAATAGTTGATGGTGAATATAAGGAGATTGCAAATGATTGAGCCTAAATTTATATCTGGTCCTCCAGGTACAGGAAAGACATCTAAATATATAACAGCTAAGTATCTGGAATTATTAGATAAATTTACTTACGATAAAATTATAATTTTGTCTCATACTAAAGTTGCAGCAGAAGAAATTAGAGATGAAATATTAAAATTAAAAATAGTAAAAGAAAAAGGATTAACTAAAAAATCTTTTAAACATAAAATTTGTACCATACATTCTTATTGTAAGAATAGAGGTATGTCTAAAGAACTTTTTGATTATAAAGATCATGTCAATTTATGTAAAGATCAAGAAGTAGGTTCATATTTTAAGTTACAAAGAATAAAAGAAGTAGAGTTTGAAAAACACAATTTCTATAAATATTTAAATGATGCTTTTGGCCAAGGAAAAAATTTAAAAGACTTTTGGAGAAGTTGTGACAAACTTTCTTATAAACCTTATACTTTAAATGTAATTGAAAAAATGCAAACAGCCTATATTAATTATAAAAAAGATTCAAGGACGTTGTGTTGTGATTATAATGATATGATTCAAGACTTTATAGAAAAATCTAGAGAGCCTGAGATAGACGCTTTGATTGTCGATGAAGCACAAGACAGTAACGTTAAACAATTAGAAGCTTTAAAAAAATTATCAACTAATGCTAAAGAATACTATATGATAGGTGATGCAGATCAAACTATATTTGAATTTGCAGGAGCAAACTCACATTACTTTCACACTTTATCTAAAGGTGCAAAACAATTAGAAGATGGTCACCGTTGTGGTAAAACTATAAATGATATTTGTAAAGATACTATAAAACCTATTTGGGACCATTATGGTTATGAAAGAATTTGGAGACCTGCAAACTATCCTAAAGGACATGTAAATGAAGGTCTACCTATAATAGGTAATCATTATCATTTACCAAGTTTAAGACGTGAGTCTACTGCGATGCAGGCATTGTTAGATAAAATAAAAAATACTAAAGAAACTTTTTTATTTACTTATCGAGGAACTCCTTCTGATAATTGGGTAAAAACATTTTTTAAACAAAATGGTATAGAATTTGCCCATGTAGGCAACACAGCTTACGTACCAAAAAAAGAGTTAAGATGTCACAAACTTTGGCCAGATTTTAGTGAAGGGGTACCTATGCCTTTACAACAGATAAAAGATTTTTGGGAGTACATGGGTAGTAAAGTTATACCAAGGGGATCTGGAGAATATGATTTTAAAGATTGGGTTAAAAAAGATTACACTATTTATGATTTAATTAAATTAAAATTACTTAAAGAAACATCTATAGATGAAGAAGACTTTACACGGATAAGAATACAGAGAGGTAAAAAAGAAGATTATGAAAAAAGGATTCTTTATATAGAAAAAGTATTAAGGAAAGGTTTTGATCTAGAAGGTGAAGTAAGAGTTCAATACGCAAACATACACACAGTAAAAGGACTTACATTTGACAATGTTATTGTTGATTTAACAGCAACGAGAATAGAAGATTATTTTACACAATTAAGGCTAAAATATGTTGCTTACAGTAGAGGTAGATATGATTGTTGGACAATAAAATCACAAGGGACCTACACTTTAGGACAAAAAAATAAATTGAATAGATGGGTAACTTTACAAATTTAATATAGGAGAACAATATGAGTGCATATGACAAACAAATAGCAGGATCTCATTACAAAAACTACGAGATTCAACCATCGGAGTTCGTAAACAAAAATAAAATTCTTTTTGCAGAAGGCAATGCAATAAAGTATATATGTAGACATTCTTCGAAAGGAAAAAAAGAAGATATATTGAAAGCGATACATTATTTAGAAATGATAATAGAAAGGGATTACAATGTGTAAATCACCAGAAGATTTAGATCTTGATGGCATAGATACAGTTGCCGTTGATATAGAAACATACGATCCAAACCTTAAAACAAAAGGATTGGGAGCAATAAGAAAAGATGGTTTTATAACAGGGATAGCTGTTGCAACTGGTAAAGAGACTGCTTATTTTCCTCTTAATCATTCTGACACAGAACTTGATTTTGATAGAGTTAGAGAGATCTGGAAGTCTTTGAATGATAAAATATTTCAAAACGAAAAAATTACAAAAGTATTTCATAATGCTATGTATGATGTTTGTTGGATTAGAGCAGTTACAGGTAAGATGATGAAGGGGAGATTAGTAGATACTATGATCGCAGCTTCTGTAATTGACGAGAACCGATTTAAATACTCATTGGATTCTTTGTCTAAAGATTATTTAAACGATACTAAATACAAATACGATTTACAAAATAAAACATTAGAGTGGTCAGGCGGTATGGTAAAGGACCCTATGTCCAACATGCACAAACTACCTGCATACATTGTAAAAGATTATGCAAAACAAGATGTAGACTTAACTTTAAAATTATGGAATTTGTTTAATGAAAAATTAGACGAAGTATTATACACAAAAATAGATGAAGATGGCAACAAAGAATTAAAAAATTGTAGACAAATATTTGAATTAGAAACTAAATTATTTTTATGTTTAGTTGACATGAAATTTAAAGGAGTTAGAATTGATGTCGCAAAAGCTACTTTACTTGGAAGACATTTAAAAAAGAGAAGAGATCAAATAATAAAAGCTATAAAAAATAAAACTGGGATTCATGTAGACATCTGGGCTGCTTCTTCTATTAAAAAATTGTTAGACTACTTAGATATAAAAGATTACAAAGTTACGCCTAAGTCTAACATGCCACAACTTCCAAAAGATTATTTACAAACACACAAAGAAAAGTCTTTACGTATGATTGCCAAGGCAAGAGAGTACGATAAAGCAGCTAATACATTTGTAGATGGTTTATTAGGTTATGTTCATGGAGATAGAATACATGCAGATATTAATCAAATAAGATCAGATCAGGGTGGAACAGTTACCGGTAGATTTTCAATGAGTAACCCTAACTTACAACAAATTCCATCAAAAGGTTTTATAGGTAAAAAGATGCGTGAATTATTTATTCCTGAAGAAGGACATAAATGGGGATCTTTTGACTACTCGCAACAGGAACCACGAATCGTTGTTCACTATGCTATTAAATTAGGTTTACCTGGTACAGAAGATTTAAAAGAAGAGTTTGACAAAGAAGGTGCAGACTTTCACCAGATCGTTGCAGATATGGCTAAGATATCTAGGAAACAAGCTAAGACAATTAACCTTGGACTCTTCTATGGTATGGGTAAAATAAAATTACAAGCAGAACTTGGTTTAGATAAAACTGGTGCTAAGAAATTGTTTGATGAATATCATGGTAAGGTGCCTTTTGTTAGACAACTATCTCAAGATCTAATTCAGTTTGCTACAGAAAATAAATTACTATTTACTTTGTACGATAGATTTTGCAGATTTAATAAGTGGGAAACTACTAATAAAGAATGGGACCCTTCTATAAATAGATTTAAACCTGTAAAATTATATACTTTAGAAGAAGCTAAAGAAGCTTACAAAGCTGAAATGTTAGAGAAATATAAAGAAAATAAAATAGATTCTAACTACATGGACTTTTTTGACGTGTACTATACTCCTGCATTTACTTACAAAGCATTGAATAGATTGATTCAGGGATCCGCTGCAGATATGACTAAAAAAGCTATGGTAGATCTATATGAAAAAGGTATAATACCTCACATACAAATACACGATGAGCTTTGTATTTCAATCAAAGACGAAGAAACACGGATCACGGTCCAAGAAACAATGGAGCAAGCTATACCTCTTGAAGTAAAAAACAAAGTAGACTATGAATCTGGGCCAAATTGGGGTACAATAGAATGATAAATTATGGCTTACTTAAATGCAGACATACCTCCAATTTACTGTAAAATAAGGAAGGAGTACTTATATGACCTTAAAAAACATCACGGAGAAAGTGAAGACTGTTGTGTCTTTGCTGTTACGTCAATTACCGATCGTGCGTTATTATTTAACATTATGTTACCGAATGGTGCGTGCTTTTGGAGACTGCCTATCTCAGCGTTTTTCCAAGAACGTTATGAACGTTCCGAAGTGTTGGATATGCCAATCGACCAGTTACAATTGTGGAATAGCTTTAGTTATTATCCT